CTGGATGATGCGGCGATGAGGATCGAACTGCTCACTGACCAGCTTCGGCAGGCTGGCCTCATGGACTTGGACACGCCCGCCTCCATGCGATCCACGCGAGATGCCAGCGTGCCGTCCAACCCGCTCATGGATGGCTTCGCACCCATGATCCGTTCCGTTCCCCAAGCCGACAGGTGACGCATGGACGAGAAGGGCGACCGCATCCGCAAGCTCAAGAGCGCAGCGTGGACCCGCAAGGAGGGCCAAGACCCAGATGGCGGTCTGAACGCCAAGGGCCGTGCGTCCTACAACCGGGAGAACGACGCCAACCTCAAGGCACCGCAGCCGGAGGGTGGGCCTCGCCGGGACTCCTTCTGTAGCAGGATGGAGGGCATGAAGAAGAAGCTCACCAGCAAGGCGACGGCCAGCGACCCAGACAGCCGCATCAACAAGTCCCTCCGGGCATGGAACTGCTAGTCATGAGCGGCCCCGTCGAGAAGGTGTGCATCGACTGCGGGAAGTCCTTCCCCGACACGGACGAGTGGTACACACGCAAGGGGAGCGGGAAGCTCGACTCAAGGTGCAAGTCATGCCGCAAGATCGTCCGGCGGGCGAAGAAGAAAAAGGAACGCGAAGGGACGATGGCCTCGATCGAGGCCGGTGCAATGCACACGTTCCTGAAAGCAGCCGCACAGGGCGGGGAGAACATACCGCACAGCAGCGAACTGCTAGAGCGAATGATGGAGTACTTCGGTGGTACGAGCGGGTTCAGCGCGCTCGCCGTCAAGCAGTACTTCGACAGTCCTCCCGGCAGTGCCACCCGCACAAAGATGATCGAAACCGTCCTGCGGCTCGTCGTGAAAAACACCGAGATGGGCGGGGCCAAGAAGCCGATGACGCAGTGGACTGACGAGGAGCTTGAGACGGAGCTTGATGACCGTCTCCGCAGGGTTGCCGCACAGTATCAGGGAAGGATTGTCGATGTCACGCCGCAAACGCCCTCAGATTTCGCCGCTGCCTTCGGTTCAAAAGCTCGGCTCATTCCAGCAGAGCCAGTTGAAGGAGATTCAGGCCGAACTGGCGAGCAGGAAGATCGAGGCGTTGAAGCTGTACCGGCCGACGCCACAGCAGGAGGCGATGCACGCCTGCAAGGCGAGTGAAGTTCTCGTCCTGGGCGGCAATCGTTCTGGCAAATCGCTCTCCACGTTCGTAGAGGACGCGAGGGCCGTGACGGGTGCCGATCCTCACGGGAAGTACCCCGAGAAGGATGGCGTGCTCCTGATCGTCGGCAAGGATTGGAAGCACATCGGCACGGTGGTCTACCCGTACCTGTTCCGTGCGGGTGCGTTCAAGATCATCCGTGACGAGCAGACACAGGAGTGGCGTGCCTACGATCCGACGAAGGATGCGGCTCGCTCGAAGGATGCCAAGCCAGCCCCGCCGCTCATCCCGCCACGCTACGTCAAGAAAATATCGTGGGTACTCAAGAGCGCCCGCTACATCCAATCGTGCGAGTTGGTGAACGGGTGGATGATCTACTTCTACTCGTCGGAGGGCGATCCTCCGCAGGGATTTTCTGTAGACAGAATCCATGTGGACGAGGACATCACGGGCAGTGAGAACTGGGTGCCGGAGCTTCAGGCCCGCCTCGCTGACCGTAAGGGGCGCCTGTGCTGGAGTGCTATGCCGTGGAGCAAGAATGACTCCCTCTCTGGTCTAGCTGAACGTGCCGAGACTGCCGAGCAAGCTGGCGTGGAGAACCCCACGATCAAGATGTTCCGGCTGCGGTTCCTCGACAACCCGCACATTGACGACGAGGAGAAGCGGAAGAACCTCGAACGGTGGAGTGCTCTCGGGCAGGACGTTCTGCGGATGCGTGCGGAGGGCGAGTTCGTCACGGACTCCATCCTCTGTTACCCGTCCTTCTCCATGCACGTCCACGGGTATGACAGGGCCGACCTGCCGCAGAACGCCATCCCGAACGATTGGTGCCGCTATGCGGCCATCGACCCAGGCCACGCCGTGACGGCAGTGCTGTTCGCCGCCGTGCCGCCGGACGAGCGGTTTCTGGTGATCTATGACCAACTGTACATCCGGCAATGCAACGCCGTGATCTTCGGGGAGCGGATGGAGGAGAAGTGCCGGGGCCAGAACATGCACGCCTTCATCATCGACATGCACGGCGGGCGGCTGCGTGAAATCGGGTCAGGCCGACTCCCTGTAGAACTGTACACAGAGCAGCTTCGTGCCCGTGGGGTTTCGAGCGAGACGACCGGCAGCAGCTTCATCGCTGGCTGTGACGACGTGATTTCCCGCATGTCGGCCGTGCAGAACTACCTGCACATTCGGCCAGACGGAACGCCCCAGCTTCGCATCCTGCGAGGCTCTGTACCTGACCTTGAGCGTGAGATGAAACGCTACAAGAAGAAGGTGAACAACGTGAGCGGTTCGTACATCGTGACCGACATGCCGAACACCCGTGGGGAAGTCCATGCCTGCCAGTGTCTGGAGTACCTTTGCGCTTACAGGCCCAGATACCACCGACCTAAGATGATCGAGCCGGATGAGCCCTGGTATGTGGAGTGGGTGAAGAACCGACGCAAACGAATGGGGCTCGTTGAAACCGGCAATGCGATCTACCTGTCACCTCGCTCTGGAGCCATCAATGGCTGATGAATTTTCCCCTCCTTCCGTGCAGATTGGCGACCCCGTTTACTGGCACGCCAGCGTGATGAACCAGAACGAGCCGTGCATCGGCTGGATCTCCTCCAAGCCCGGAGCGATGACGGCGACTGTTCTTGTGTTCATCCCCGAAGCTGGGTTCACCGAGAAGGTCTGCGTCCGGCACAAGGACGATCCCGGCCTTGAGGAAAACCATGCGTGGCGTCAGTGGGGCTGCTGGGAGCTTGCCCCGTGGTTCGAGCAGATGAAGAAGCTCGCCGCGTCCCGCGTTTCCGTGATTGCAGAGTCAGAACGCGAGGCGAGGAAGAATGGCAAGTGAGCAGCCGGATGACGTACTGCGTGGGATTGCACAGGGCTGGCTGAAGAAGATCGAGCTATCCCTCAAGCACAAGCGGCCGTTCACAGAGGACGCCGCAGAGGCCATGTCGTTCTTCGACGGGCCGCACAACTGGTTCTGGCGTGAGCAGTACGCCAAGGGCGACTATGGCTACAACCGGACGATCTCGCCCCCCGGCTTCCGGATGCAGATCAACCGTGTGTTCGAGGCCGTCAAGCTGTTCGCGAGCGTGATCTACCACCGCAACCCGGTGCGGACGATTTCTCCGACGAAGTTCCCGTTCGTGCCGCCTGAAGTCGTTGGCGTGACGCCGGAGGACATGGAGTCGCAGCAGCGGTATCAGATGATGGCCCAGGCGACGATGGCCGCAGATGCCTCTCGCCAGATCGTGTCCGAGCTTCTGTCCCGTGTACTGAACTACACGCCGAACGAGCTAGACCTCAAGACCCACAGCCGACGAGTGGTTGACGAGGGGATCATCAAGGGCATGGGCCTGTGGTGGACAGAGCTTGTCACCGATCCCGGCAGCGGCAACAGCATGATCGGGTCGTTTGCGGACAGCGTGGACAACTTCACGATGGACCCGGACGCCACGGAGATCGAGGACATCACTTGGTGTGCCAGACGGTGTTCGCACCCGATCGACGTGGTTGCCAAGCAGTACGGCCTGTCCCGAGAAGCCCTCAAGGCCAACATCGAGGGCAAGACGGGCCGCATATCAGATACCGGCGACAAGTACGGCAATACGCCGTATGACAACCGGGCCAACTCCAAGCAGGTCGGCAAGACGAACGAGCTTGTGACCTACTGGAAAATCTGGAGCAAGACGGGCTTTGGCGACAGGCTGAAGGACGCCCCGAAGGACAGCGTGGGCAACTACGATTCTCTGGGCGACAACTGCTACATCGTCGTGGCAGAAGGAATTGAGCACCCACTCAATGTCTCGCCGGAGATATTCAGCGAGCCTGGGAGCGAGGAGACCGGCGTTCCAGACTCGCTGTTCACGGCCGTGCAGTGGCCCATCCCGTTCTGGGCCGAAGCAAACGGCTGGCCGTTCGTGCCGCTCATGTTCCACCGCAAGCCGGGGTACATCTGGCCGATCAGCCACATCAAGCCGGGTGTGCCGGAATTGAGGTTCTTGAACTGGGCGTTGTCGTTCCTTGCCCAGCGTGTGGCGACTAGCTGCGAGACGATGATCGGGGTCTCGAAGGCAGCGGATCAGGACATCAAGGATCAGATCCTCGCCCACAGTGAGGGAGGGTTCAAGATCGTTGAGCTGTCGGAAACCCTTGGGCGGTCGGTTGCCGAGATCGTGTCGGTGTTCCAGCTTCCTCCGGTGAACGGCGAGATTTTCGCCATCATCGACCGGGTGGCAGAGATGTTCGACAAGCGTGTCGGGCTTACTGAACTCGCGTACGGCATGACGCGGGCACAGATGAGAAGTGCCACGGAGGCACAGGTCCGTGCGGAGCAGATCAGCGTTCGGCCGGACGACATGGCGGAATGCCTCGAAAACGCAATGAGCCTGCTTGCTCGTCGCGAGGCCCTTGCAGCACGGTGGCTTCTCCAGCCGCAGGACGTGGAGCCGGTCATCGGTCCGGTCGGCGCAGAAGCATGGGCACAGCATGTGTCCAATCTGGACCCCTACAGGATTGCTCGTGAGTATGAGTACAGAGTCGAAGCGGGGTCAGCGAGAAAGCCAAACAAGGCGACCCGCCAAGAGCAGATGCAGATGGCCCTCCAGACGCTGGGGCCGGTGCTCCAGCAGCTTATCCCGATGGGCGTGGTCGATCCGTTCAACGCCCTGATCTCCGATTGGGCCGACTCGCTCGACATCGACGCCCAGCCGTACCTGATTCCCCCGCCGCCACCTCCGCAGCCGCCCGCACCTCCGGGCCTGCCGGGGCCTGAAGGTCCGCCGCCGGAAGAGGGTGGCCCGCCTCCTGACATGCCGCCGGAGGGCCTGCCGCCAGAAGACCCCGGTATGCCGCCAGAGATTCCGCCAGAAATGAACATCATCCCGCCGGAGGCACCATGATCCCGAAGCACATTCAGGCACTGGGTGTCGAGGCCGTTCACCGCTACAAGACGGCGATCGAGTCCGGGGCGGGCGAGCGATTCGCAGACATGGTGGCCTACCAGCAGGCTCCCTCAACGCAGGGCACAGACCGCAGCTTCATGGAGGGCAGGCTCGATGGAAGCTGGATGAACACAATGCCACCGCACATGGCGAGGCGAATGGTCCGCGAAGCCCAGATGGCGGGCATAAACACATCGGGCAAGTTCTACATGGGTGGACTTGCAGACAAGCGTGGGCACCGCGACCCGATGGCATGGGTAGACAGCGTGGCCGACGTGAAGCGGGTTGCCCAGGTACGCGACTTGGAAGTTCGAGGAATCGTCAACTACACGCCACCAGAAAAGCCGCCAAAACCCAGCGTCGATCTTGCGCCTGACAT